CAATATTTTTATTTATTTCTGTATAGTTTTTTGAGCCGGCTTCTGTAGCGTCGCTTAGTTCTTTTGCACTCATGGCCGCACGACGAGTTGCTTCAGCAACAGCACTTGCTTCTTCAGAAGTTCTTCTTGAAGTTTTTTCCTTTTCAAGTTCTTCTATGCGCTTTTTTAGATCATCTATTTCAGCCATTTATAAATGTTTCCCAAATAAAAATATCTTGCTACATTATTATTTAGTAGCAAGATATAATATTTATTTACCCCTGGATGCTTTCTCTATTTGCTCTGCTTCCTCTTTCTTTTGTTTCACCAAACGCTTGACAAACCAGTCTCGTATTGGTATTGGTAAGTTGTAGGCTTCTGTGAAACTCCATCCTCCATGATATTTCAAAGCAAAAAACATCTCATATACACTTTCAATGTATTCATCACTTAGACCAAAAAAATTCCAAATTAAATGGAACCTCCATGTCTGCGCTGTAGTCACAGGCTTTACATTCAAAGTGTTGAGTTAGATCAACATTTGGGGTTATTGCTTTGTATGCCTCTTTCAAGAATCGTGAATCACGAACTGGCATAACATCAACAAACTTAGATATGAGATTTTTATCCCTCTCACCTTCGGCAGATTCAATAAGCAACTTGAGTTGCTGTGTATTGCTGTTATCAACAGCAGCATTTTTATTTGCTTCACTTATTTGTAATATTGCTCGCTCATCATTACCAGTCATAAGGCGAATATTTACCGTTACACCTGTTTGTGGTAATGTAATAGCAAATATTTTATCTTCAACATGCTTTACGCTATTACAAAGATGTTCTGGTATTGTTCCATCATTTAGTTTTTTGTTTTCATCAAGTAAAAAAGTGTGTTTTGAAACTGTATTACAAGCAGGACAAGCAACACTTGTTGCATATTTGCTTCCAAAGCCGCTTATTCTTGCATCTATGAGAAGAGCATTTCTGTCTCCAACCAATAAATCACCAACACTGACAGATTTGTCTATCATAACACTTTCAAGAAGACGATCAAGAACAACGCCTTTTTTGATAAGTGCTTTTGATGTAAGAATATCTTCTTCTTTTGCTGTCATAAACTTTATTTCTAAAGTTTCTCTTCCATGTAAAGCATTTCCTGCTTTATAATACTTGCCTTTTGATGGCAGTTCTACAAAAAGAGTTGGAGCGGCAAAGGCTAAGTCTAACTTTGACTTTAGCCCGCCGCTGGCAACCATATTTGTAGAGACTGGATCTTCGCCTGCTATTTGCAGTCTACGTTCATTGTCTCTATCATTCATTTATCACCTCTAAAATTCAGCCTGGACCAAATGGATTTATAGTACTGCCTTTTCCATTTGCTTTAAATTCTGCCCAATCATATCTTACTTGTACTGTGACTGTCAAAATATCATCTGAGCCATAATCTAAGGAATCTGGCTTGAATGATTCAAGCCACGCATTTTTTAATTCCCATTCTTCTGCTATGCCTTCTGGTAGATTTGCTACTGGACCTGGCCTTCCACCTTGTGATGCATCAACTGCAGCATTCAAGACTTTTATTTTTACAGTTCCAAGAGCATTTACTGCACTTTGTTTGCCGATAGTTCTAACTTCTCCTTGCTGACCAATAAGACCATTCAAGCCTGATGCAGCAAAAGCAGCCAATAATGTTTCGTTTGTATCGGTTAGGGAAGTTACTCCCATTTTTTGAATGTCAACAAGTTTTATACTAAGAGGATTTGGGTCCCAAGTAACGCGACCTGGATGATTATAAGTCTTATCAAAATATTTATGTTCAGTATTCGCAACTTTTATTCCAGGGCGATCACAAGTTTGTGCAAGAAATGTAAAATCTCCCAACAAACCATTTGGATCGCCAAAGCTAAGTAGATATCTAAACTTGCGTTTTGGTTCCAGAGCAGCATTTGTCCATATTAAACTCATTGTTATATTTCCTCTTTATCGGTTATATTACTAAATATATCACTCATCAAAACTTGCACCAGTGTTTGTGATAATAAAGTCTATAGCAATAAACTCAATAGCACGAGCTGGTTTTATATAAACCTTGGCATACATTATATTGCGGTCTACGAGGTCTGGGGTTGTTGTTGTGCTGTCAAGAATAACTTTGTAATCACTTAGACCAAAACGCGCTTTTGTATCAGCAAGAAGCGGGTTGACTTGTGCAAGAAAGCGATCCCAAGTAACTTGCAAGTTTGGATCAAATAGGATGCCTCTTGAAATCTTGCCGATTCTGTCTTTGAGATAGATAGCAAGACGACGAACATTGATGCGATCAAGAGCAGAAGGAGTTGCTTGTAGGGTCTTTTGACCGAATATTACAATGCCTTCACTTGGGAATGAAGCGATTGGATTTACATTCACTTCATATAGTGCATCACGCTGTTTGAGACTTAGTCTTTCACGAACATCAAGAACATTTAGACCTGATGAACCATTACTTAGACCACCACGATTGAAGCCTGCTGGAGCAAACCATACAGCAGTTGATTCTTGGCTGCTTGCCATTGTTCCGAGGGCGACAACACTTGGTGGAACCCATAGTGGTATACCACCACCTGCATCAATGGAAACCCATGGATAATAAGCGCAACCAAAGCTATTGTTTAGTGCTCTTGATTTGATACTGGTTACTGCGGTGTTGACATTGCCAAGGCGACTTCTTTCTGGATTTGCATTTTCAGTTGTTGGCTGATATCCACCTTCAATGTCTACTATTGCAAGAGTATCGTTTCTTGTTTTAGCTACATCAAGAACTTTATTGGTTACAGTTGTATTTGTTACACCTGGAACAGTTAGTAGATTCATTTCTACAACTTCCGGATCGCTAACCATATCAAGTGCTTTCTCTAAACTATATTGAGCATAGTTTGATCTTGGTTCTGATGTTACACCAAGAACACGGTTGGCAAATGGTTCTTTTTCTTTTGCATTTAGACCATCAAAACCACCAAACATTGGCATAACAAACTTGTCTACACCTTTGTCAAGTAGTGAACGATATGATGCATTTGTAGCGGTTATAGAACCACCAGCAACACGACTACCATTTTGCCAGAAGAACTTACCGGCAGCACCGGAAACTTCATTTACATCGTCAAGAGTGAAGATGGTTGAGAACTCGGTGAGAGAGCCTGTTGGAACAAATGTATCAAGGTTGAATGGCTTGATTCTTACAAGATCAACATACTCTTCATTGAACTGAGCGCGAGTTGCAACATTGCTAACTACACCAAAGTATGTATCGCGGTCATTTAGAACGCCTGCTTGTGAACTTGATACGCGCATTCTTAGTTCTGGGAATACTACTGAGGCAGTAAGATTTGTAATACCAGTCATGTCAATGGTATCATTTGTTCCTGCTGGAGCATATGGTATTCTGCCAACTGCTTTTAGTAAGTCGGTGCCAGTTATTGCTGAACCACTTGTTATTGTTACTGCTTTATATTTGACTGGACCAAGGAATCCGAATGGTAGTGATTCTGGATCAACACCACCTTCTTCAACAAGGGAGTTCATTTCAACACGAACAAGTTTAGAAACATTGTCATAGTTTCCAAATACTTTGTGTCTCTTTTCGCCGGTTGCAAGATCGTCTGTCCACTCAAGATATTTATCGCCTATTCTCTTGGCAACATAGTTTTCTGAGTTTGGATTTAGATTACAGTTTGTAAATACTTCAAAAACACCTGGTTGTGAATCAGAGTCACCAGTTGAACGGATTTCAACAGTGAATGAACCATATTTTTCAAATGGTGTTGGTGAATATTTGATATCTCTTATTGCAACTTTTAGTGAGCGTTGATTCCAATCACCAGAACCTTCTCCACCAAGAGCAACAAAGCGGAACAGTTTGCTCATATTTTGTGGATTATATGAACTGGTTACTGTGCTTAGATCTTGAGAGAAGATCCAACCAGTTTTTGCTGGTTGTGCTGCAAGTTGGAAATCACCGAGATCAGCAGTTGTGCTCTTTAGACCAGCAATAAATGCGTATGAAGAAGTTGTAGCAACTGTATCTGTTAGGAAGTCAGTAAATGTTTCGCCAAGCCAGTATTTTTCACTATTATCAACCGATGTAATAGCGGAGTTTACAAGTGTTGGGTTGGTGTTGAAAACTTTACGAATATATTTATCAGAGTTTTTATCAAAGTTGAATGATGTATCAAGTATGGCTGCATCATTTACTGTTGCACCACTTAGAACTTTCATTCGGAACTCAAAGTTGTTACCGATTGATTTGATGAGAGTTGCTGAACCGGTTGTCATTGTTCCTGATGGGTTTTGACCAACAAGAGCAAGACTTGCACTTGCATCAACATAGAATATAGCAGCAAGAGCGCCAGTTACACTTGAAGAGCCAGATGGTATAACGAATAAACCATAAGCACCACCATTGTCGGTTACTGTTGCTGATATTGTTTTATCAGTTTTCCAACCTGGAGCACCTTGTGCATTAGCCTCTGGATGTTCAGAACCCATTAGGCGAACGAATGTTAGTGGACTTGAGTTTGCCAAGTATGCTTTAGCAGCCCATGTAGCATATGCTGGAGCAGTTAGGTTTCCTTCACGCCAAATATCGCCATCAGTTGAACCACGAACAGGCTCACCGAATATTTGAACGAACTCTTCATATGAACGAACTTTTACTGGAACCATGCCGGGACCACGACGAGCGCGACCAACAAGAACTGGTCCAACAGCGTCATTCAGGTTATTTACCTGTGAACGATCTATCTCTTTTATTTGGATTCCGGGGGAAACGAAACGATACTTATTTGCTCCACTCATTATAGAATACTCCTATATACCATGTATTTCATAAATAAATAGTAGGTGCCACTTTCAAAAGAAACGCCTAATATTTCTTCTTGTCATTTTCTGTGCTCTCACCAAACATTTCTTTTTCTCTTGGTATCTTTACTTCTACAATGGTTTCGCTTGTGATAACTTTTGGTTTTTCACTATTAGCACCTGCACCAAGTAAATATCCTAAAACATTTAGTGAAAAGTCGCTTGTAAACATTCTGTTTTCTTGTTCTAATTTTGTTATATTACCGCCATTTTTAAAACTTGAATCTCTTTCAAAAAAAGCCTCATACCTGTGTTCTTCTCTGGCAACCATAAAGTGGTTTATTCCAGCAGTGTAAGTCATAAATGGCTGTATTATTTCATTTATTTGTTGTTGATATTCTGTATTTACTGTTATGATGTATTTTACATCAATATAAGTTGGTAATGGTATTTTTGTTACTTCATAAACAACTTTTTCATTTTTTTCTTTTACATTATATTGTATTGTTTTTTTATAGTTATTGCTTTTAGCATAGTTATTTGACTTTTCTTGAGATATTTGCTTTGTAACAGTTACAACTCCACCGCGAAAATCATCTGGTGGAACATTAGCATAAAAAGTTCCTTTTTTAGATAAACTTTTTGTTATATTTTCTCTTTGTAAAACAATAACTGGCA